GGTTTTTGGATTTCAACATTCAAACGACCTCGGTCAACTCTGGTTCCCAACAGTACGGGGCGGGGCTGACGATGACGGGCGGGAAAGCCCAAAGCGCACACAGTGGAACGATTCAGAAGTCGAAAGGTGGCTCTGTCGCCCGTTCGATCATGCTGAAACCGAAGAAGACGAGGACCGTCCAACCTGGAATGGTCAATGGCAACTTCCCGATTATCAGTGAGACCGAAATGATTGGCACAGTTGTCGTCCCGGACTCTGGATACAACGTTACCAACGATTTCATTGTGCAGCCTGCGCTCCCGATCGATGAACAAGGACGCCCTGGAGGCAGTTGCTTCCGGTTCATTGTTCCGATGGCTCAGTTGTATGAGAAGTACGAGTTGCTCGATTTCAAGATTACGTACAAGCCCCTCGTGTCCGTCTTTTCCGATGGTGGAAAGGCAGGACAAGTCGTCCTCAGTTACACGTTTGACTCGCTAACCGGTGCACCGGCAGACATCATCCAAGCTTTGGCAACGCAACCCCATGTTGAAGGCATGGGAAACCAGGCGTTAACATTGCGTGTGGACTGTCGGGAAGCCATGATCGGTGGCAAGTACACTAGAAACGCTGTTGTCCCCTCGGCCGACCAGAAAACATATGATGCTGGTCGCATCTTTGTTTGTGTTGATGGTGTTCCTGTGACTGCAGGCACCATTGGCCAGTTGATTGTCTCCTACACTATTCGACTTTTGAACCCACGTCCTGGGGGCATCGTTATCGCGCCCCCGAATTACCAATTTAGCTCATACGTGCGCGAGGGTCTTCTCGCGTTCTCCGGGAGCGCCACTTGGTCCAATCCAACTGGTCCCTGGACGTTCAACAATTTCACCACAAATCCATTGAACATTCAACCGGTCGCTGGTCCTGCAGGGGCCAACGGACCGAGCTTTCGATTGCCACCCGGCTGTTGGTACACCGTTTGGCGCGTTAGAAGCTCTAACACTGGTAGTACCACTGCTATTGCTTTGAGCGTGTCAGCGAGTAGCGACGCCGGTGTGACATGGGCTTCGTCAAACACGGATGAAGGTGGCGCCTACATCAACGTCCCGGCGGCGTACGTCTCAACGGAAGTCACCAAACTTGTTCACTCGGATGGACGCCTTTGTGTAGCCTGCGCTGGCGGGTTCATAAACGCGGTTGCAACGGGCTCTCAGAGCTTCTTGTTTCAGGTGTATATCAGTGCAGTCTAACGAGTTTTCCT